GTCCAGTACCAAGGGCACTTGGATGGAAGGCAGTTTTATTGTGGGCACCGAGACCGTTTACAACTATAAAGAGTGTGAGCATATTGTACGTGACGAACAGAACAAGCCCATGTCCCCATTTATTGTTAGGGCCACCAACATCTATAAAAACGAATTGCACAGTTTCTTGGACGATCTGGAGCCAGTGGATGACCAGATACAGTACATCAACCTGAAGACCCAACATTTGATTGCGGAACTGAAGCCCGACCTTATTGTCATCAATGAGGATGCTTTGGCCGATTTATCGGGTTCGGGCGATAAGGCAAAGATGTGGAACGAGACCCTGAATTTATTGAACGTTAAAGGTGTTGTTGTGGAAAAAGCCGTCGATATGGGCGAAATGGGCGTTGGCACCAAGCAGGCCGCTCGTCCCGCTTCCAACCAACAAGGTTCGGCTTTGGCCGCATTGTTCAATGCCTGGGCAAAATACGAGGCCGAAATGCGAAACGTAAGCGGTATCAATCCTGCAAGGGACGGCAGTTTGCCACATGATGCCCTATTAGGTATCAACCAAATGGCACAGTTGGCCAGTAATACCGTGACCCAACATATTGTGGATTCCGCAACGGAATTCAACAAGCGTTTTTGTGAGACCATTTCGGCCAGGGTACACAATATATTCAGGAGCAAGGACCCCAATAGCAACCCATTGAAAAAACTCTATGAAAGAGCTGTTGGAAACCAAAATATCGAGGCTTTGGAAGTGATGAAGGATAGGCATTTGCACGACTTTGGGTTTACCGTAAATATGGTCCCAACCCAAAAAGAGATACAGGAATTCAAGGAAGACTTGGCTTTATCGTTACAGGACGGCAGTATTGATGTTGAAATCAAGAGTGAGGCCCAACAGATTGCCAAGACCAGTTTAAAATTGGCGAGCCAATATTTGTTCTACATGCGCAAAAAACGAAGAAAGGAAATGCTGGAGGAAGAAGCCAAGCGTGTTCAAATGAAAAGTCAGGGCGATATGCAGGCCGCACAATCGGCAGCACAAAGTCAGGCACAAGCCTACCAATTCAAGAAAAAGGCCGATCTGCAATACGAGGCACAGTTGGCACAGATTGATGTCATGAAAACACAGGCCATTCAGCAAATTGAAGCGCCGATAAAAGAACAGGAATTCAGGCAGGATGTATTTTTAAAACAATTGGAAACCATTGGTACCTTTAAAAAACTGGAATATCAGGAAAATCGAAAGGATGATAGGGTTGACAAACAGAGCACGCAGCAATCCAAAATGATATACCAACGCAAAAAAGAGGACGCCTCCCCTATTGATTTTGAGAACGGCGACATATTTGGTGATATTTTTAATATGAATTAATAATATTTTTAGTATATTTGGGATTCTCCAACTAGGAGGTTAGTTAATTTCATAGGAATGATTAATGGCACCAAACCCTTGCTTCGGCAGGGGTTTTTTGTTTTAAAATATGAAATATTAGGATTTTAGGTATTAATGTTTTACATTTGCTGTACAACGTGTTTGTGTATGGCACGTTGCGTTGACTTGGGAAGGCGATTTAGGACAAGCGATACAATTCTAAAACTTTCCAGATAAGCACTTACCAAGCAATGTGATATACACGGTGTTGCAAAACGTTTTTATTTCTGCGACATAAATATCTTTTATTCCGATGCGTTTTTTTAAGTCCGATGAACAAGAGATTAGATTTTGTATTATAGGATATGTTATTTGTATAACATTGTATATAATTCTTTCAACAATAAGAGAACTCCAATTATGAATCCGCTCCAAGCAAAAAATTTTGTTCTTGGAAACTCTTTGAGTACTCTCTCCGCTAGTTCCAAATCGACTTTTGATTTTCTAAACTCAATATTCTCACGCTCTTTAAATTCCGCACGCTCTTTGTCAAGTTCGGCAAATGAGATAAAATCATGCCCTTTGGCAGTCAGCCGAAAGTCATGCCCGATTTTTTCAATCAGATTGAAGTCCGAAGCAAGCGATTCGATAATCGATACTCGCAGGTTTGGGTCGGCAACAATAGTTTGGATAATCGCCAAGGAGGTCAGTCCGTTGTTGCTTGTTTTCATCTTACCGATGATGTTCTCCGCTATTGTTTTTTGCTGTATGTTCAACTTTTAAATTTATAATTATGCCCGATACAGTTTCTATTAAAAAAATTAAAGGAAATCAGTTTAGCATTACAAAAAATTCTTCAAAAGGTAGGTTAATCGGCTCCTTTACTATTTCGTCTGACGCTATTTATGAAGCATTGGAAATGTATCAAGAATATTTGTCCAAGCAACCTTTTAACGCTTCATTAAAAAACAATTCCGCTTCTTTTTGAAACACATCGTCTAGTTTCTTTATTGGGTCTAAAAACTTATATTCTATATATTTATCAGTATAGAATATCAAATATAATTCCCCAACTCTTTTATTATTATCAAATAAAAACTTCTTGTGATTGTTTTCAAATGTTTTTAACTTTTCTGTAAAGCAGTTTTTTATTTTTTCTGCTGTTTCACTTGTTTGTGATACATTTAATTTATTTCCTTCCATATTTTAAATTTCCTTCAAACAACGTATTCCAAATGTTTTGCAACTGCGTATAAGCCCTAGTTTTAATTGGGTTTATACTATATTGTTATTTTAAATACTAATATTTAGGATTATTGATATAAATTGTTTGTAGTATAGATAAAAAGTATTAGATTTGTCTAATCAATAGATTTTATCAATACTGACTTATGGGAATAGAAGTAGATTTTAGCGAAGAAGGACAACAGGACTTTAAGCCTTTGGAGGCCAAAGCAACAGAAACTCAACAAGAGGTTAAAGTGCCAATTATAGAGGATCAAAAACCGCTTCACGAGATTTTTAAACCCTTAGAAGGCAAAGACACCAAAAACCCTGTTGAAAAAACAGCCGTGGAACTTACCGAAGAGCAGGTAACGGCCTATCTCAAATCAAAATATCAGGACAGGCAGTTTGAAAAACTGGACGATCTGTTAAAACCACAGGAAACCATTAAGGAAGTTGAAAAGGTGGTCGATCCTTGGGAAGATGTTATTGATGATGAGGACAAGGCTTACCTTAATTATAAAAGGGAAACCGGTAGGACACGGAAGGAATTTGAGTTTTTGAGCCAAGATTTTGCAAAGATATCACCGCTTGATCTGGCTATTGAACGCGTAAGAAAAGACACAGGTCTCAACACATTATCCAAAGATAAGGCCGTTGCTTATCTGGAAAGCAAATTGAATATTGATTTAAGCACGGACGATCTTGACAGTGTAGGCGAAATAGAATTGAACAGCTATGCCAAGCCTTATCGGGAAAGTCTTGAAGCGGAGAAGGAAAAGTACAGAACACCTTTGGAAAACGCTATCAAGGCCAAAGAAAATTTACCAAAAGAAGAATACGTCGAACTGTCAAATGGCGAAAAAATGCCAAAGACCAAATACGACGACTTATTACAACGACGCAATAAATACGTAGAAGACATTACAAAGGCCGTGAACAGTGTTGCGGCTTCGGACTTTAAAGTAACTATTGACGACAACAGCGAAAAGCGCACATTGGATTTTAAGTATGATTATTCACAGGACGATAAGCAGAGCATGTTATCGGAAGCCAAGGATATTGATGCCACAATCGCCAAGCGCTATAAAGCCAACGATCAATTTAACCATCAAGGACTTGCAGAAGCCATGTGGTGGGGCGACAAAGCAAATCAACAAAAGGTCATATCGGCAGCCGTCAATCAAGCATTGGCAACCTTCATAGAAGAACAGGCCGCTAGGGACAACAACGAGACCTTTGCACCACGCCCATTACAATCTGTAAAGAACGGAAAAGAAGGTTACGGCGATTTAGTTACTGGGACGCAGACAAGAGATGGATTTGGGGTAAAAATAAGTGTTTAACTCTAAATTTAAAAAATCATGGCATTTGCCTTAAAGACTAATACAACCCTGGGTGTTTCCTCATTGGTATCACCTTCAGGACAGTTGGCCACAGCAGCCAACTATATCGATCCTTACACTTACGCTATGCAGTACACTCCCGACTTGTTGGGAAAGATCCACTTGCAAAAGGGTAAAGGTAAATTACTCCCATTCTGCGCCATTACCGGCAGTTTAAAACCATTTGCTTCTGATGAAGTTAGATGGGCAGAATTGGGTGAACTACATCAAGCGTTTACAGGTGTTACTAGATCAACCGACGCTTTCACTACAGCATCGGCACATAATTTACGTGTTGGTGAGGAAGTTTTGATCTCTGATGGTACCATTGAGAACCAAGCGGTTGTTTCTGCAATCGGTTCGACCGTGGTGTTTACCGCATTGAACAAAAAGAACGCAGCTTGGGCCGTTGGCACTACAGCATTGACCGTTATCAAAACAGGTAATGTTTGGGGCAAAGGTGAAGGAAACTTTACACAAGGTAGAGAGGACAACCCTGTATTCAAGAGCAACTATCCGCAGATCATCAAAGATTTCTATTCTGAAAATGAATCGGATATGGCGCACCACGTTTGGGTAGAAGCTCCACAATATCCAGGTGGTGAAGGATGGTACAATACCGAATTGGCACGTACCGAGGACGCTTATGACAACTATGTTGAATTGACGCACCTGTTGCACGAAAGAGCAGAAACAGGTTCAGCATCGGTAGTGGCAGGTTATCAAAAAGGTATGAAAGGTGTTGTTCAGCAAATTGAAGAAGGTGGAAACATTGGTACAGAAACCATTACCACTGCCGCAGAACTTTCCGGTATTGCTTTTAGAATCAAGCAACAAGGAGGGGCAACGGCCTATAATTGGTGGCAAGATCATACCCAATTGGCAGCTTTTAGAGTATTGATGGCGGGACTTAACGCCCATTATGCTGCTGGAGCCAACTACGGTATGTTCAACAACAGTGCTGATATGGCCTTGAAACTTGGCTTTAAATCGGTTTACATCGATGGTATCACGTTCCACAC